GCCGAGTTACCCCAGGCCTGCCGTATGATCTTAGATGCGGCAAGGCGCATTGATCGAGCGTACCGCAGTGCGCGAAAAGGCAACTTCAAGCGTGCTGCGTATTACCTGACTCACGGTCGCGAGACCGGTGCACTGCGCAGGAATCCTAAGACCGGTAAATTCGAACGGTACGTGGAGACCAAATCGCAGGGCACGGCCAGTAATTGGCTTGAGTTGCAATACGGGTGGTTACCGTTGCTGAACGACGTTTACGATGCGGCGTCTTTTCTGTCGCATCATCTTACCGTCGAACAGCAGTTTACGGTACGTGTCAAGAGGCAACGGGCGTTCACACCGGCTTTAGTTATTGGATCGCCGAGTAACATCCAGCCTCTGTCCTACTCAGGAATTGCCAGCCGGCGCATTAAGGCGGTCCTTCGCGAGAAGGATATCGCCCAACTGTCCGGGATGCTGGATCCCCTGAGTGTTATCTGGGAAAAACTGCCTTATAGCTTCGTGATCGATTGGTTTATCCCGATCGGCACTTGGCTGCATGCGCGGGGGCTTGCTTCTGCCCTCTCAGGTACTTTTGTCACTAGCCACAAGATCGAGATGCGTATTGGAGGAGCGAATTGGCTTCCCAATACAAATCGGCGATACGAAACCGGTCACCTAGAATATCAGGTCCGGCAAGGGTCGCTCGAACGCACTGTTAGCACCAGTTTATCGGTGCCGACACCCTCAGTGAAAGGGCTCGCTCAAATTACTTTGTGGCGTCGCGCAGCAAATGCAGTTGCTTTACTCACCCAACAGGCGAAGCGCTTGCGTTAGCCTGATAAGCCCCCATCTGCAATAACTTGGTGGGGTTCTTCTTTGCATTAACCTTTTAGGAACACAAAGATGGCCGCAATGGCTAACATCACCGTCTTCGACGGTGCTGCAACTCCTGTCTCTCATACGTTGCTTCCGATTTCCGTCACCCGCGCTGCGGGAACGGTGGAAGCGCTCTTCCGCGAGAACGTTGCGGGAGTGCCGACGTATGCCCAGATCTCGACCCTCATGCGACTTGGTCGCCTGAAGTCGGGCGTCTGGAAAGCTGAGACTCGAGTGGTTGTCCCTGTTATGGAGTCTGTCTCCGGGCAAAACGCCGCAGGGTACACAGCTGCTCCGAAGGTCGCGTACGAGGACACGCATGTCTATACGTGTTTCGCGCACGATCGCTCGGTGCAGACCGGCCGCCGCCTGGCGAGGCAAATCCTCATCAACCTGATGGGGAACGTCTCGACTTCGGTGGCCGCCGCCACGACCGGGTTCGTCCCGGACTTGGTGGACAACCTGGTTGCGCCGACGTAATATTGTCGGTTTAGCCTGGTTGCGCAGTACTCTGCAATTCCCCCTTATCTTACTTAAAGGAGGTTACCTATGTTTCATAGGTGGGATGGCGTCTATACGACGGAAAAGACAAACTCCGTACTCACGGAACTAGCACTTCGGCACTTGGGTGAGGTCTTAGTTGGATCAAGACCTACTTCCAGCCGGTGTCAGCAGACTGCTTTACTGCTGGCAATGCTCATCCGCAAGGGTGAGTACCGGGAATTGTGTGAGTTTGAACACTCCTATGATTATGCGGACGATCCGCTCCACGTCTACCACCTTCGCCAGGCCACTGCTTTCTTCTCAAAGAGAGCAGACCTGGAGATAGGTATCGACAAAGAGCGAGCCGCGTGGGAGAAGTTTGAATTCTCCGAAGAGAAGTGTCGAGAGACCAATACCCGGCTTAGGCAGTGGGCGCGGGGGGACTTATTCCCTCCCGACGTTGAGCAGGTAATCTTTCTTGCTCAGCGAAAAATCGCGCACATGCTTGGGCCGGTTCCGGGTCTCTCGGATTTGAAACTTCACTTCGGACCTGGTGCGACAACCAAAACGCGAAAAAGAACTGCAGCGCCAAGATACAAACTGGCAGCTGCATTCGCGTGTAGCGAGGACCTTCTCCCGTCGGCGCAAGCCGTATTGGAGGAAGTGCCTGCTTGGGCGTTCGGGCCTGATAATCCGAACGTCGAGGCGGCGACAGTAACCGTTGAGATCAACCACGGTAAGCTGTCCTTCGTCCCGAAGAACGCTAAGACCCTTCGGAGCGTAGTCACCGAACCACCGCTGAACGGATTCGTCCAATTAGCGATTGGTGACTATCTCAAAAGGAGGTTCAAAGCGTTTGGGCTTGACCTTTCGTCTCAAGAGCGCAATCAAGCGCTTGCGAGAGTTGGGTCGATTACCGGAGCTTTAGCAACTCTGGACCTAAGTAGTGCCTCTGATCTCATAAGTAAAG